ACTTAAATAGCTTCGTTTAACGTAAGTTGCTAATGCTTGCTTTTCTTGTATGGATAGCTGGCCGATGTCAGTTACGGTTTGAGTCAGTGCTCGTTTGATTATCTCGGGAAGTTCAGTTGTCGTGTCCGTCTTTGTCATCGTGAGAGGGACTATACTCGACAATTTGACACCTGTCAATGACTTATTTTACCTGTTGACAAATTATTTTTAAGTGTGTAATCTATCCGGGAAGTGGGCGAGATACTAACAGTGACAGAAGCCGCGGAAATCAAAGGTGTATCGCGACAGGCGATTTACACTGCTATTGAAACCGGGAAGTTAAAGGCGACTTCGACTAACGTCGCGGTAGTTGGTATCAAGCGCAGTGAGCTGGATAAGTTTCAGCCAAACGAGCGCAGTGTGAAGAATGCGGGCAGGCCACGAAGAGAGGCGAAATGAGCACGGAGCGCAATGTTGACATTAAACGTGAGCGACGTTTAGTCCGCAACGAAGTCATCCGGCAGCGCAATAAGGCGAAGGCGCGGGAGAATGAAAGCAAGCCGCGTCCGTTCATGGTCACAGTAGTAATGAATCCGAGTCACCGGAGCAATGAAGGATGAGTGAAGCGAATAGATTGATGCAATTAATCGGCACGGAAACTTGTAGCCATTGTGGCCTGCTGACTGAATGCTTATTATTGCCTGACGACGGTGAGGAGCCATACTCAGCATGTTTGAAGTGTATTAACGACGCCTTCTTATCCTACTGGCTGCCAAATTTTAAGCGACACGCGACTACAGCCCAACCACAGGAGCAGAAACGATGAGTGAGGGTATGGTACTCTAAATCCGCGATGGACGGACTCACCGGAAAACAACAAGCTTTCATTAACGCTTACCTGTCAAACGGGTTCAACGCTACTGAAGCAGCTCGTGAAGCGGGGTATGAGGGGAATGTTAACGTGCTCGGCGTCACCGGACATGAAAACCTAAGGAATCCTAAGATAGCATCTATCGTACAGGAACGGTTAAACGAGGCCGCAATGTCAGCCAATGAAGTACTGGCCAGGCTGTCTAAGATCGCTCGCGGTGAAGTAACGGACTTCCTTGACGAAGATGGGAAGTTTGATTTGAAGACAGCAAGAAAGCTGCAAAGGGCAGGACTGCTCAAGAAGATCAAAAGCAAGCGAACCTCGAAACAGGTTGACGCAGTAACCGAAAGCGACGAAAAAGATCGTGAGACGCTAGAAACTTCCCTCGTGTATGAGGAGGTAGAATTTGAATTGTACAGCGCCCACGAAGCGCTAAGAGATCTCGGGAAATACCATAAACTCTTGAGTGATCGCCAGGAAGTTAGCGGCGTCAATGGTGGCCCAATTCAAGTCAGCGTGGTCTATGAAACCCCAAAATGATTGCTCGTTCCGTTACCGTCAAGCTCCCTTTACCTCATCCTAAACAAGCACAATTTGTAGACAGTACCGCTAAACGCATCGTGGTGCGTGCTGGGAGACGTGGCGGTAAAACTGTAGGTGTGGCTGTCCGTGCGGTAAAACGATTCCTTGCTGGTAGGCGACAGCTCTATGCAGCTCCAACGGCAGAGCAAATTGGACGATTTTGGGTGACAGTTTGTCGAGCATTGCAAGAACCGATCGAGGCAGGAGTGTTTCGCAAGAACGAGAGTGAGCACACGATAGAGCTAGTTGGCACGGAGCAGCGCATTAAGGCGAAAACAGCCTGGAACGCTGACACCTTACGCGGTGATTACGCTGATGACCTCTATCTTGACGAGTGGCAGTTAATGAACGAGGAAGCATGGGAAGTGGTAGGCGCTCCAATGCTGCTCGATAACAACGGAGATGCGGTGTTTATTTACACGCCACCCAGTTTAAGATCTCGCAGTGTTAGTAAGGCAAACGATCCGCAACATGCAGCTAAGCTGTACAAGAAGGCCGAAGTGAGATCTAAGCAGGGTGACAGATGGGCAACGTTTCACTTCACCTCGCACGACAACCCGCACATCAGCCAAGAGGCGCTAAGTGAAATTACCTCCGACATGACCGCGCTGTCTTACCGCATGGAAATCAAAGCGGAGGACATTGACGAAGCACCCGGAGCATTGTGGAAACGAGATTTAGTGGAGCAGTTACGGGTTGATGCGGGACCAGACTTAGATCGAATCGTGGTAGCCGTTGATCCTTCGGCATCATCAACCGGAGACGAAGCGGGTATTGTTACGGCTGGAAAGCTGATAAATGTTGGCTACGTGTTGGCTGATAACTCTGTACAGGGCTCGCCTAAAACATGGGCTACGGCAGCAGTCAATGCTTATAGACGCCATGAGGCTGACTGTATTGTAGCCGAGGCCAACAACGGCGGGGAGATGGTCTCGCTAACAATTTCCACTGTAGATCCGAACATCCGTGTTAAATTAGTGCACGCCTCGCGGGGAAAGCAGACGCGAGCAGAGCCGATTGCCAGCGTTTACGAACATGGCAGGGCACATCACGTTGGTTCGTTTTCACAACTAGAGGATGAAATGTGTCTGTGGACGCCGGGAGATCCAAGCCCAAATAGAATGGATGCGTTAGTTTGGGCCATGACGGAGTTAGGTTTAGCGCAAGCCTCAAGGGAACTGGAAATGTTCTAAATGGCTGAATTCAGTCTCATTAACCGTATCTCCAAAGCTTATCGTGCTTTAACCGAGCAGAAGGCTGCCTCTCCGGCTCCCGACTTCGCCCAAGCTAACACGTACGACAGCTTCCCTGATTATCGCTTCCGTTGGAATCGTTGGAATCCACCTGCAACTGTAGATTATAAGCGCGAAGTAGGCAATCTCGACGGTCACTCCCTTGTCGCCTGCGTGTTCAACTACACCGGCACACGACTGCCCGAGGCTAAACCCGTCATAAAGCGCACAAACAAGGATGGTGACAGTCAGATCGATCCCAACCATCCCCTCTCCCAACTCATCCGTCGCCCCAACAAACACCACATCTGGGCCAACTACTCGCAAGCAGCCTCAATCGACTGGTGGATCGACGGTGGAGTCAGGTTCAAGAAGGTGCGCGACGTAGGCGGGCAGCTAATCGAGCTGTGGCACATCCCGCACTACATGATCCGCCCGCGCTGGCCGGGGGACGGAGGCTCACCCGAGGTTCCACGTGAAACGTCGCTCGATCCATTCCTTTCCCACTATCAGTTCGATGTGCCCGGTAAAGCGCCAGTGCTGTGGCCCGCTGCTGACGTGCTGCACCTTAAACGTGGCCCCTTAGGCGAGGATCGGCGTACTCGACAACCCTTTGCCCCACTCGTCAAGGAGCTCTACGGCGACGACAAGATGGCACAGTTCACCGCCGCGATCATGCGCAACATGGGCATTCAGGTGCCGGTGATCTCGCCAAAGGACAAGGAAGTACGGGTAGACGCAACGAAAGCCGCGGCGATGAAGGAAGGATGGATGCGCAAGACGACAGGCGATCGGGCCGGGGAGCCGATCGTGCTGAGCGAGCCGATTGATTTTGAGAAAGTGGGATTTAGTCCGCAGGAGCTTGATTTATCAGCGCTTAGACTGATTCCTGAATCACGGGTAGCTGCTGTCACGGGCATCCCCGCTGCCACCCTGCAACTGATGGTCGGGCTACAGAATGGTACTAGCTACGCCTCGTCTGAGCAGGCAAGGCAGCAAGGTTACGAGGAAGTCGTAATCCCAATACAACAAGTTTGGGCAGAGGAGATCAACTGGCAACTAAAGCCGGAGTTCAAAGGTCTTGAAGATGCAGAGTTTTGGTTTGATACGTCAAACGTTCGAGTGCTGGAAGAAGACAAAGACGCCTTGGTCAAGCGCACAGTGCAAGAGTTTAGCGCCGGATTGATTACTTACGATCAGGCTTTAAGCGCATGCGGTCACAAGCCTATTGGTCCGCCGCTAGGCGATGTTCGCATGGTTCCGGGACTTAACACGCCGATGACGCCGAAGCGGTTGACTGAGACGTCATCTGAGCCTCCTAAAGAACCGCCTTCGACACCTCCAGTGGATCAGGAAGCATTGGCTAAGTTGTTAGATATTGAACGTCTGTTTGAAGGGCTGGAAACGCAGATGAAAGGGTTTGAGGTCGGGAAGTGAGCAAGGGGGCGGGTTGCAAGCCCGCTTGTCTGCTACCAACGCAGTCTGTTGGACGCCCTTGCTGAGTCGCCCCGCCGATTCGAACGGCAATCAAGTAAGTCTACCGGAAAATGGGCCTTCAACAAAAGATCTTAAAGCTCAAAATGGATGCACTCGTGGCAGCGCGTCATGCCTCATTCTGGCAGAAGTGCATTACGGAGCACGGTGAGGAAAAGGCGACAGCGTTTTATACGCACCTCGGCCTGAATCATCTTGAGTTCAAGTCTTTCGAATGGGAAGGGCTAACTCTCTCCCGCGAGCCAAAAGAGCACGAGAAGATCGCGGTGAAGGGAGTCCACAACGCGCAGGAGTCGGCTAGGGAGTCTATCGGGACTGTGTTGCTACGACTGCGCGCAGATCTCATCACCGATGGATTGAGCCGAATTAAAAAGCTGAGACCGGCGCATTATCACGAGTTGGTACTGCAAGCGCCGGGCGAGCTAAGGATCGATCTAAGTGATAAGCTCGTCAAAGTCCACCACCAGGGCCGGATGCTGGTTGCTGCCGAGTTGAGCACGAAGGCCGCGGTTATTGATGACGGTGAGTTTGACGAATTGGACGATCTGGTTGACCTCACGACCAGCCGCGTTACCAACGACGTGCAGTCTCGGCTGATTGACGCTGCCGCAAGACACGCGCTGCTAGGCCAATCGGGAATCAACCTCATCACCACTATCGCGAACGAACTCAGTACTGGCTCAGTGACCTACATCGACCGCGCGGCCCGAGGATTAGCAAACAGGGTTATCAACATCGGGCGCAATGACGAAATGAAGGAACGTGCCGATGAAGTAGAGCAATACGAACAGTCCGCGCTTTTAGATGCCAATGTCTGCGACATTTGTGCTGCTGATGATGGTAAGACCGCGAGCGATCTCGATGATCTTCCGGGTGGGCCAAATCCTGACTGCTTAGGAACCGACCTTTGCAGGTGCTTCGTTATCGCCGTGGTTATCTAATCCAAATCGCGATAGCTACGCCAGATCTCACGAGCAATGAGAAAAGCTATAAGCACGTCCATGGCTACTAGAAACGCCCAATCGACTTTGCTCATCATCCCGTAATCCAATCCAGCAACCGTCTCACCCAGCTCTTGCGTAGGTGGTAGTACATTTCAGCGTTGGTCATAAAATACCTCCAATCTTTCGCCCACGCCGCAAACTCTACTTGACAATGTTTCACAAGTCAAGGTATTGTTTCGTCTATGAAGCTTGGAAAGGTAATTCGAAAGTACCGCGTGACCTCTGAGTTAAGTCTCCGTGATGTCGGCAAGGAGATCGGGATTGGCGCGGCGACGTTGATGCGACTGGAGCAAGGGCGAGATCCTGATGGAGCGACGTTAGCGAAAGTTTTAACGTGGCTGTTGAAAGCCGAGTGCATCAATGGTAGCAAGGAGCGCAAGTGAAGACGTTCCTAGGTCAATTTACAAACCTCGTACTGTTACTCAACCTCAATTAAGAAGGGTCAACTAAAATGCGACGTAAAATTTCACTATTAATTCTCTCGGTTGCGATAATCGTTGCGATGGTGGTAACTGTTCCGGTATTTTCACTTACCGAGGCCACTAATCCAGCGACTATAACCGCAGCACCGCTAATTCCAACAACCCAAGCAGCATACGACTGTGACACGGCCCGAAAGGTCTGTTTCGATATACACTTCGGCTTACGGCTGTTATGCGAATACAGCTGTAAGTACGAACGTGATCCTAATCTCTGGAGTTATGAAATGTGCATGTCTGTCTGCGGTGCCCAATTCGCCAGCGGCTATGAACGCTGCGTCTACGACTCGACGGCTGGTGAATGTTTCCCATTTAAACACATGGGAACAAAACCTGGGGATAACTAGACGCGGATACGCGAGCTAGACCACCACCCTCGACGGTCGGGCAGGTCAGACGATCTGTGCTCCCAGGAGGGGCAACTAAGACCTGCGGGGTGGTGGCCTAGGAGGTTTAGAAAGATGGACAAATCTAAGGTTACGTCTAATGCTTTCATGTTTACAGTGGCAGTAGCATCTTTAATTGTTCTAATCCGCGCCCCTACGGTTTTCTTTCAAGTTTGTGCGGCGATACTTGCTGTCGTATCTATTGTCGTTTTGGGATTGCCGTGGAGCGATGATAAATGAGTGTCTGGCAGTTCTTCCAGCGCCGCGTCTGTCTCACCACGCTCCCCAGCGAGTGGGCTATCGGCGCTCGGGAGTTTGCCCGTGTCGGCTTAGACGTCGAGCGCTTCCAATCTCTCCCCGACATTGGCACGCATCAATCATTTAACAAGTCAGAGCGAGAGATCCTATGTCAATTCTATCTTTCAGGCGCGGAGACGTTGCTACACCTTGAAGACGATTGCGTGTTTCGTGATCTAAGCTACCTGCCGCAAGCCCTCAGCGAGCTACCTGACGACTGGGACATTATTTACCTAGGCGCGAACCTCGTTTGCACGAACACTTGCGAGCCTGCGCCTGAGCGTCATAGCGAGCACCTGTGGCGCGTAAAAGCCGCCTGGACCACGCATGCAATCGGGTATAATCGTAAATGCGTTTACGAGCTTTTAGCCAAGCAGCCTGCGTTCTCTGAGATCATGTTTGATACGTGGCTGTCAACGCGCCTGCCGGAGTTGAACGCGTACTGTGTCGCGCCGATGGTGGCGTGGCAGAGACCGCGCTGGAGTTCTATTTGGCAGAGGGAAGATGATTATACGGAAATCTTTCAGATGTCGGATGCGAGGCTAATATGAGGGAAGAATATCAGACCTTTACTATGCAAGACTTCGAGACCGAAGGCGCGACAGGAAGGCGACGTGGCAGAGGCGTTTGCGGAACGAGCGTGGAGCGGTTACGAATGATAAGCAGAAGAGACCTAATGAAGTTAGTGACTCACAGCGTTACGAGCCTAGCCGCCGTTGCTGTAGGTATCAAAGCAACGGAACCCATCCAGTCACAACCGCAACGTATTATTGTGAGCGTTTCAGTGGACAGAAATCACTTCACGCGGGCCGTGCGGCTGGACTGCACGGGCGAGCAGGCGGATGCGAGGTTGAGATGAAGCGGTCGCAAAGCAAGCGAGCGATAAAATGGCAAGAGAAGCATCCGCATGATCTAGTTGCGTCAGATGTCACAGTGGCAGAATTAGCGCGGTTTCTTCAGACATTGCCGCAGGACTTTATTATCTATGCGGTTGATTCCTGCAACGATGAAACAACGCGTCATATTCAGATTGAGACAGAACTACATTCTCAGATGAGGGAGGTAGGCGAATGGCGATAGCTTGCAGTGACCAGCAAGCGACTTAATAATCTGGCGTGGCCCGAATAGGTAGGGCTCAATAGTAAGCAACGTTCCAAAGAAGAGCTGGAATTACTCGCATATGGATTTGGTTACTATGCTCAAGGGCCCCCTTTGCTGGAAAACGATCCTGCGCATGGGTTACTGGATAAGCTGTATCGGTTAATTAATGGAGGGCCTTTGATATGAAGTTAACGAATCCAATAGCGAACATCTTCTATCAGCGGGGTTGCAGTCTAAAGACAAGTTACGTTCTCACGGGCATAATCTGCTGTTCGCCCTTTGTGGGACTGCTTGTATTCTCTATCTATCAACTACTTAAATGACCGTTCACCTTTGCACGTTCTCAGATGAAAGCATGAGCCGGGCGCGGGAGTTGTGTGTAAACTCCGCAATGGCCCACGGAGTTGACGGCATTACATGGGCCTTCGCGGCGTCAGAAGCCGATAAAGCAGCGGGCCGAGGGCTTGGGTTTTGGGCGTGGAAGCCAAGGATTATTCTGGATTTCTTGACTGACCAGACAGGCGGCATAGCTCACCCAGACGACGGCGACATTCTCATCTACGCCGACGCCGGTGTCGAGTTCGTCAACAACGTCAACTACATAATCGACCGCATGGATCAGGACATCTTTCTATTCGGAAACAATTGGGAGCATGCGCACTGGTGCAAGAGAGATGTAGTTGAAGAGATTTGGCCTCACATGACACATGACGCACAGGTAATCAAATATGATTATTCAGAGGCGGTTTCACGATTATGGGGCGTTAGCCTTACACCTGATCAGTGGAATGATATGGAGCGATCATACTGGACACGCTTCGGC